GAAGTGTTCTTTTACCACCTCGAGGTTGTCCAGTGTCTCACGCTTCTGCCATTTCTGGTAGGGTCGCTTGTACGACCTGATACTATTTAGCAGATAGCCAAACTGAAGTTTTGGATCGAGGTTGGGCAGCATGTTCATTTGGTTGGCCTGCAGGATACAGTCCATGTGAAAAGACAGGGCCTTATTCACGACGAATGCGTGGTAGTCCTTCTCATTGTCCAGCACATCCTTCTTTGTCTGAAGGATGGCCGGGACTATGTCTCTGAAGAGGTCACTCACTGATAGTTTCCAAGTACCGATCAACGTAGGCTCGGTTGGCCTGCTTAGGCGTCCAGAAGTTGAGTGTGACGCCGAGGGGTTCTGCGACAACGCCCCAAACGTTTTCAGACTCGCCCATAACCTGAGCGCGTTCGTCCATGAGGATTCGAGTGTCGAGTTCCTTCACATCGGCCGGGTACGGATAGGTCAGATTGCATCGTTCCGCAATCGCAGTCTCAATCTTCACTTCAAGTCTCTTGTAGTCCGGAATGTGAGCCTTGATGGGACGAGCGATGTCGGTCAGATAGGCTTCCGAAGCATCATGCATCAGAAGAGTCCGAAGGAACTTCTTGTCCGTGATACCCTGCGACTGGGCAAAGTCGTACAGAAGGCAGCAATGTTCAGCTACCGAGTAGAACTGCCTCACGTGGCCCGTGTAGCGACACTGGTTAGAGAGCGACCAAGCAATGTCGGCCACACGAATCTCATCCTGCTGGGGATCAGCAAAGTGAAATGCAACGCCCGAGATTGTTTCGATGTAGTCTTCTTCAACGTAGCTGGTCATTAGATAAACTCCGATTCGATCATGATTTCAGTTAGGCAGGCTACCAAGTTGATTTCCTGGTCAGCCACAAAGGCCGCTTGATACTGGTACTTGGCGATAGTCACGACTACCAATGGAATAGAACTTGGTTTGAAAAACTCATTGGTAGAATCGTAGATGGAGCGGAAGATTCGAGACGAATCAACGTCCGAATTGTTGGCTACCCACTTACGCATTGCTGTGAAATTCTTGTCCTTCAGTGCTGCGACAAGCTCATTCATCTTCCGAATGTCTGAAAGCTGCGACACAACACCAGCGTCGATGTTACCAAGCATCGCGAACTTCTGAAGTTCACCGAGAGTGCGGCGATAGTCGGGGAAATACTTCTCAACGATCTTGGCCAGAACAGCCTTGTCGTATGTGACTCCCTCAAGCTTTAGAATTTCTTCCACTCGCTTGAACATTTGCGCGGCCATCTTCGGACGTTCACTCGACTCAAGCTTGAAGTCGATCACCGCACACCGAGAATGGATGGCGTCGATCAACCTAGCCTTGAAGTTACAAGTGAAGATGAAGGTACAGTTGCTGGAGAATGCTTCAATGGAAGCACGAAGAGCAAGCTGTGCGTCCGGCGTGAGGTTATCAGCCTCGTCCAGAATGATCACCTTGCTGCCACCGTGAAGAGACATCGTGGACGCATAGTTCTTGATCTTGGTACGCAGCATGTCGATACCGCGTTCCTCAGAACCGTTAATGAAGAGATAGTCGAGTCCAATCTCATCGCAGAGGGCGCGGGCTACAGTTGTCTTGCCCGTACCAGCCGTTCCTGTGAGCATCAGGTTGGGAACAACCTTCTGGTTCACATACTCCTGAAAAACCTGCTTGAGACGATCAGGCAGGATACAGTCAGCAATCTTGTGCGGGCGATACTTCTCTACGAAGAGGAACTCTTCTTTCACTTCTTTCTCCATTTGAAGCCGAAACATAGTTCCTGCATCTTGCGATGGAACCAGTTCGGCGCTTGACCTTTGAGAGGCGTAAACACGACGAGAGGATACTCTGCTCCCACATCACCGAACACCACACACTCCCATTCACTTCGTTCGGGAGCATTGATGGTGTACTTCTTGTTCGGTTCGTCGGGGTCGAAATGCTCGACGGGGTATTCGGATGGGGTGTAGCGATACCCCACCATTACTTCATGATTCCGTCGTAGAAGTCTTCGAACTGCTTCTGCTCTTCAACTTCCTCGTTGTAGTTGGCCTTGAAATAGACCTTCGACATGCGACGGAAGAGCTTCTTGTCCACACCAACTTCCTCAGCCATCTTGTCGATAATCTCCTTCTGAAGATCACGCTCTGCTGCTGCGCGAGTCATGGAGTCGTTCATTTCGAGAACGGCATCCTTGATACGCTTCTTGTCTGTCTCCGCCAGACCCTCTAGAGAAATCTGAGGCTTGTTATGACCAATACCTGCCATGGGATGTTCCTTACTTGCTCTGGATTGCGATGAAATACTTGATCGGTGCGTTCTTGTTTTCGAAGACAGCGAAAGCGTCCTTCTGAACCTTGACCTTGTAATCGCCAGGGATCATGTTGAGATGTTCAGTCTTGAACTTGAACGTCACATCATCACCGGTATAATCCGTGAGGTGCATTTCAGCCGTGTTGGAAGTGTCGCTATCGTCGTGCGCCTTCAAGCTGATCTTACCATTCTTACCTTCGACAGCCAAGACGGGGAAGCTGTTCATTGCGGCGATCTTGAGAATCTTCTGGAGCGATGCTGCTGAGAGGTCGAACTCAACGTCAACAGTTTTCAGTTCCAGCTTCTTGTCGGGAGGGGAAACAACGAGTGTGGGAGAACATGAACGGTATGTGAGATTGATCACTCCGTCATTCATCACCACATCATTCTTGTGGAAGGAAAGCTCGGGGTCGTTCAGCGTGGTAATGTTTCCCAAGAACTGGGAAAGATCGTAGATGCCAAATTCCTGCGGAATGGTTTCCGAAAACTCAGCTTCAACGAGAACCGACTTATCGGTTGCCATCGACCTCTGGAGACTTCCTTGGCGAAGAACCAGACCATCGTTGATGGCTGCGAAGTTCTTCAGAACGGTTAGGGTATTTTCACTCAGCTTCATAGTAGCTTCCTCATTATGATGTATTCAGTGGTAACAGTATAGCAGGTTACGAGAAACAATGCAACATCTTTTCTGTTTCCTCCTTCAAGTCTTCCAGTGAGAAGTCGTTGATGATGCAGTATTCAATGTCCTTGTGACCAATCCACGCCCATTCGGACAGATGAATTCCCAGCTTCTTCATTTCGTCATGAGCTTCTGGAGCATGAAGGAAATTCGGATCATTGGCCGCCCGAGCCGTGAAATACCAATCGGGCAATTGTCCACGTTGGACACAGACAAGATGGCCACCAGCTTTCCGAATAGCTTCGATTTCATTGGGGAAACGAACATCGGCGATGACCGTGTTCTCGTTTTGCGAGGCGCGTCTCAGTAGGGACTGAACCCATAGATCCTCGCCGAAGACTTCTCTGCCAGATTCTGTTCCCATTAGCTGTAGAGCGAGTCGAGGTGTGATATCGTAGCCGAGAGAGTCAGACCAAAACTCGTCCTTCTTCTCTCGAAACTCTCTGCTTTCGGTGGTGTCGCCTTCAAGCATTGCGCGATCCCATCCGAAGATTGCTGAAACGGCGTCCTTAACTGGAGCAGCAAAGGACTCCTTTACGAATCCTTTGCTGACTAGAATGTCGGACACGGTTCCCTTGCCACTTCCAATAAGTCCAAGAACACCGATGATCATAATGTACTCCGTAGGGTTAGAGGTTTCCTGTAAGGTTTGCGATCTTGGGCATGTTGCCCTGGAAGCCATAAGTGCCGATGTGAGTTGTCTTCATCCAAGGGCATAGCCAAATCTCACCGCCGAAGCGACGAACGTATTGGCAGAACATGTAGTCCTCAGAGAGGTAGCGATGAGATGATTCTTTCTCCATCTTGAGAAGAGCCTCGAACTCAAACTTCACATCTTCGCCAGACGCGGCTCGTTCCATCAAACGATGGACATCATCGAAGGTGTATCCGTTGTCGATCACGGTATCAAAGTATGCGTGAATGTAACGGCTGCCATCGAAGTTGGCCTGACCAGCATGATCGGGCTTGTAGTTCTGCTTGGGATACGCTTCGCGGAATCTATCGAAGACTTCACGCTTGATGAGCATGTATCCCGTTCCGATTTCCAATACCTCAAGCGGATCATTGACGTTGAACTGCGTAGTGCCGGGGACTGGATTGAAGACATAATCGCCAGCGAGTGATTCGAGGTCGCCAAGTTCAGTCTTGGGATTCTTGATGCCTGCGACTACGTTCTTCCAGTTGATAGCCTTCTTTGGATAGGGCCCGCCGATAACGTCCTTGTCGAGAGCGATCAGGGCGAGAACGTCCTGAGGGTCGAACAGAATGTCGGAGTCGATAAAGAGAAGGTGCGTACATTCAGAACGAAGAAACTCATCGACCAAGTAGTTTCTTGCGCGGGTAATCAAAGACTCATTGAATAGGAATGAGAACTTGACCTGAATGCCATAGTGAGCGCACATACCCTGAAGGTCAAGGCAGGCTTTCATGTAAAGACCAGAGCAGTTGCCACCGTACATAGGCGTTGCTAGGAAGATG